TCAGTGTACGTTATCCTTGTCGGACCCGGCGTCCAGGATATAACGCCGCCGATCGAGAAGCTCCCGCGCCCCATTAGAGGCATGTATCGCCGATTGAATGTCGGCGTTATTGGGCCGCACTCGAGTGGCATCTTGTTTTGTGTTTGCCTTTGTTGGCTCTATCGGAGCTTCCTCTCGGGGCGGAGGAGGCGCGGCCACAAACGTGGATTGATTGATTGGCGTCGAGTTGCAGCCGAACAGCAAGAAAACAATCGCCAAGCACCACACGGGGATCATTTCGCCTTCGGACGCTCGACAAGCTGCAGCTGCAGATTGTTGAGTCCCTTTTGGATATCCACCAGTGCGGCGCGCATCTCCGTCGCGAACTCGCGATCCTCCTGGCGGCGCTCGACGATGGCGTGCTCAGCCACTGTCAGGCGAGATTCAAAACCTGCCATAGCGACCTGGTATTCGGCGCGCATTGAAGCCATGTCACGCTGAAGGCTGACATATCCGGTTATTACCGCACCGGTCAGCGCAATTATTTGCAGGATATGGCCGAGGTTTATTTCGGGATTAAAACGGATTCTCGGCGTCTTTGACTGCTCGACATCGGTCTCGGTGGCGATTTGCGTTTTGATTTGGTGTGATTTTGCCTCATTCATCTTCGCCTACCGACGATTCGGATACCGCGAGGCCCGAAGCTGAGTGTTTTGGTTTCGCCGCCGACTTGAATGCAGCATTCACCGGTAGCTTCGTCAGCCGTGATGATCTCCCCCGCCACGTCGGTATAGTCGTCGGTACGTACGATTTTCCAACGCCGTTTGTCTTCGGTGCTGTGCCAGGATTCGAGCTTCATTGCGTAATTCCCATGATGGTCCATGCGAGATTTGCCAGCGTCGCGTCAGGGGTAGCGGGCGCGACCACAGTCAGCACGTCGCCGGCATTGAATAAAGTCGCTGAGTTCATCGTGAATGTTGCCACCGCAGCCGATGGCGCGAAAATCATAGCTCCGACGTTCGCGCCGTTCTTCTGGATGTTGAATGTCGTTGACGCCGTTGCAGCTGTCCCGGCGGTGCCACGGCTACCGGAAAGGCCGACCGGCACAGTTACCGGGGCGGCGAATACAAAGCTTTGGAGGACGAGATTTGCCGTCGGCCGACCGCTGAACGAGCCGCTCACAATTGTCGAGGAGGATTGCCCGGTTCCTCTGACGGCGTATGTGTATACAGGAAGTGCGTTTAAGCTCTGTAATCCGCCCCCGACGATATTTGTCGACGCGAATTTCAAATAGATCGTTTGACCGATCAAGGTATTCGGATAAGAGAACCGGCCAATGGATCCGTCGAGCCTCGCGAACAAGGTTCCCGGCGGATGATCGGTTATCGTGCTGCCGTAAGCGCCGCGATAAAGAGTGGTCAGCGCATACCTACCGGCCGCGGTAAGTATCGCAGTTTGGTAGGCGAGAAGCTCGCCGCCGACGTAGCAAAGAGTGACGAGATTGGCGGCGTCGGTGGTGGAGACCGAGGCCAGCTGACCCTGGCTTTCAGTTAGATCTACTGAGAGGGTGTTGGTGGCATCGGGTGAGGAATGCGGCGGCAGATCCGCCGCCAACACCCCTTGCGCAGCCGATGAATTCACAGTCCCCGCGAGGGCGAAGGAATTGCCATCACTGGAGATCCAGACCTGAGCTCCGCCCCAATTCGAGCCGCCAGAGAGCGCAACCCAAATTTCGAGTCCCCCGGTCAAGAGTGCGGCTGGGGGCTCGAAAATGATCGGTGGATTGACATCGCCCGGCGGCGAATTCCAATTCGGGACATAACCGGAGCCCGACTGCTTCGGATAGGCCACCGCCGTGGAATAGCCGCCAAAGAAATCTTCCGCAGTGATCGAAAGCGTACCTTCCTCGTCTTCCTCTACCGCTGTAATGCGCACGGTCAGCGCTGAAACACCGAGTCGAGAATCGGTGATTTCGACGAGGTCCATTGGCTCGAGCAGGCAATATTTCCAGCCTAGCTTGAATTGATAAGTATTGCGGAACAGCAATGCGCGCTGCAAAATAAGCTGCGCCACAATGGGGCCGACATTGATGGGATCGACAATCGCCCGCGCCTTCAGCGAGCTCTCGCGGCGTACGCCGTAAAGGTCGACGGCCGCCTGATCGAAGGCCTCGACTATCGCCGTATTGTAATTGTTGGACCGGTCCAGACACTCCAATTGGATCGAGTTGTTGGCGTCCGCCGGTGTGGACCGCAAAACCCGAACCGGATCGTCGCCGAAGCCGCCGGTGATCGGACCAGAACCCGACCGTAGTGCCGGACCGCCGGGCGACACTCCCGAACTGCCCCCGACACTCGATCCCTGAACAATGAAATCATCCTCGCCGAGGCTGTAGAGCGGGGTCGTATTTGGCGCGTAAGCGGCACCGTTGCCGGTGACCGGCTGATCGCCATAGGGGATGATCTTTAACCGTCCTCCCGACCACACGATGGCACTGTTGGTAATTTTGACGAAGTCGGCGAGGTGTTGTTGCGCTTCTTGCTGCGTGTCCAACAGCGGCGACAACCCGAGGCCGAGAGCCTGGCAATACGATGAATAGAGACTGAGGTCACCCAGATTCGCAACTGGGAAGCCTGCTCCGTAACGGGGATTGGCGAGAAAGTCGGAGGCAATCGCGCCGGGATTTGCGTCAAACCCGTTGGTCCCACTCAGCGACAGCAAGCCTTTCACCTCGAAGGAGAAGTTCGGAAGGGTGGCTGTGTTGCCCATCGCGAAATTATTGGCCACCACAGTTGCGGTTCCGGAATAGCCGAGCGCCTTGTTGGCATGCCTCGTTTCCCAATACGGATCTGCCGCCTGTCCGTCGCTTCCGAGATAAACCGCGGCCGACAACGAGGACAGCGTTCCGACATTCTTGTCCCACCATACGGTCCCAATGCCGGCAATCGGCCCTTGGCACAGCCCCATAATTACCGAGGCACTATATTTGTATTGTTGCCCCCCTCCTTTTCCTCCACCGCCGCCCTTGCCCGCGCCCCCCTGACGCGCGGAAGGCGTCGCCTTGAAGTCGTCGTAGTCGATCAGGTTTGGCGATACCCGGGTGGTTCCGTAGACAAGCGGGATCACCCCGCCGTGCTGCGATGTTTGAAACTGTAGCGCGCCGACCGCCTTCTGCTGCTTCGCATTCGATGCGCCGCTCAGGATCCCGCCCATGGCTGTCGGTCAGAACCCCGATAGTGAAAACGGGTCAAAAAATTGTACTTGACGGCCAGACAACGGTGGCTGGCGACCATCGGCAAAGACGACCCCCGCGTCGCACCAGGCGTGTATCAACCTCGGCCAGGAGACGACGATCGCGCCATGCGCGAAGCAACGCCCAAATTTGAAGACCGCCACATCGCCGCTCCGAGGTGGTCCGCCAATCCGGCGGGCGTAGCGCATCAATCCCTGGAGATAGCGCTCCGCGTCGCGATGCAGGTTCCAGTCGGGAGGATAAAATGGCACATCGGCATGCGGGATCACGCCCGCTGCCTCATAGACCTCGGCGAGCAGCATCAGACAATCGGTGCCACCGCCTTTGATTCTGCCCATGTGGTGATAAGGCGTCCGCAGCCAGGTTTCAGCCTCGGCGACTACCCGCTGGCGTTGGTTCATACCGCCGTCTCCGGCGTTGGGATGTAGGGAAAGCCGCCGAAGTGAATTGCATTATTAAAGACATGCGTGCAGGTCGAAAGTGTGCGGTCACAACCTGGGAGCAGTTGGAATTGGTCGCCCGCCAGGATGGGCGAGAGAAATGCCAGTCTTACATAAACCCAACCGCCAGCCATGTTGGCGACCGTGCGGCTCGACCCGGCATTTGCCCCGGTCACCCCAGTCAAGGTTCCTTGGATATACAGATTCGGCGGAGTTGGACTGACGGAGGTCGCGATTTGAACTTCACTCGATCCGGGCCCCGCCGAAAATGTCGCCTGCATGTTGGACCGGTCGAACTGGCACATCGCGTCGCCGAAAGTGTGAGTGCAAGATGACTGCCACAGCCGGCGCGGCATCTGTATGTTCAGAAGCTCGAGATGCGAGCGGCATTTGAGGTCGATGCCGGTACGGGTACAGTCAATATCCGAAATGCGACCAGCGAAGAGGACCACGGTTCCCGGGCTCGTATCGCCATAGGTCGGCATGAACGCTCGTTCGAGCTGCAGGAGTGCGCCGTCGAGTTGCCCTTGCCAGGCCGCCTCCAGAAAGGGTAGGCCGCCGATCAGATCTGTCGGTTCGGTATAGATCTTGACTTCGAGTTCATCGACCTGAGTGCCGATGACGACCTTCGTCTTGGAGCGTTCGAATTTAGGACCCAGCGCAAAAGTGTAGCCATTCGCGAATAGCACAGTCGGAGCCGCCGAATAGCGCAGTACAGATCCGCCTACGAGAGTGATAGTGTAGAGGTCCGCCATGATGAAGCGGTCGCTGCTCGCGAGCAGCGCGATCAGAGCAGGGCTGGCCGTCCTCATGAACGCACCGAAATAAATGTCAGCTTCTTCAACTGCCACAACCGATACATGAAATTCTCGAAGTCGTATTTGTCGTCGATGAAGCGGCAGCGGAAGTAATAAGTGAAATCAGCGGTGATTGTCAGCCCGCTGCCTGGAGCAATGCCGAATGTCACCAGCCCGGTAGTCGGATCGACGCTGTAGGTCGTCGGGTCTTGCGTAATTCCGTTAAAGTAGATCGCTCGCACGATATTCGGTGCAGTGATCGGTTCCAAGAAGCCGCCACCGGGGAGCATCGCACCCATTGTGCGTTGCAGCTGGAAGACGCTCGTGCTCGCATTTCCGACGCCGATCTGCTGCGCAATGACTCGGGAATCGCTGGGGTCCTGAAACAGGAATGTGCTGAACGCTCCCTGGCAGAGCATAAAGAATCCGAGCAGGGTCCGCAGCTCGTCGTAGCCAGTTTCTGGAGTGTCGCGCAGGAAGTCGTAGACGAGTGCAAATTGCCACAGTGGAAAGGGGTAATCGAGCGCCCGCAATTCGCGCCCGGATACCGCTCGCTGGATGCGCGTCTGAAAGGTCGGGGTTTTGGTGACGCTCCAGGCGAGCCCGGGCAACGCCGGAAAAATCAGCGCCATCACGCGGTCCGCAGCATTGAACCGTTGCGCATCGCCTTGTTGACCGCGTTGACGAGAAGGCTTCCATTGCTCTGGAAAAACCGCTTTACGTCTTGACTGTCGATCGCCGAAACGTTGACCACGACCGCACCAGCGCCAGCTCCGCCATTGGCGGAGATCATGTTCTGAAGGCCTTGGCTTATATTCGCCGGCAGGATCATTTCGTTTTGGTGGACCATGGCGAGCTGGTCCGATGGGACCATCCAGCCGCCCGCTGCGGAAGCGATGCCGCTGGCGGCAGCCATCACGGTGGCCTCTCCGGCGGCGGCCGGTCCGGCCGCGGCCGGTCCCATAATCGGAGCCAGGAATGCAAAGATGCCCGAGAATGCCTGCGCCGAATCGGTTGCGATGTTCTTGATCGCATTTGCGGCCTTGATCGCCAGCCCAGCCGCCATTCCCTCGCCATCGGCCGCGGTGCGAGCCGCAGCGCCGGCCTCGGTTGCGGTTGTCATGGCGAGCTCACTGGCGATCCAGTTGGTCACCATTTTGACGCCGAGGTTGACGAATTCGGCAATTATCGATTGCGCGATATTCGCCACCGCCTTCTGCAATGTCGTCGTACCTAATATCATGCCGGTGATTGAGGTATCGAAGGCACGCTGGATCGGCTGCATCAGGCTCTGCCAGGTCCTTTGGCTGGTCTGCACTCCCCGGAGATCAAGCTGTTCCTTGTCGCCCTGAAACCTCTGGTACGCGACCAACTCTTCTTCCCATAACTTTTCATCAGAGGTGCTACTCGGCACCATGCCGGCGCCTAGCGACCCCGCGAAGTCGGCAGTTTTCGTCTGCAACGCACCGATACCGGTTCCGATTTGGCCGGTAGCAGCGTTGAGCTGCGCCTGTGCCTGCTGGGCAATGTCGCCGAGCCCGGCAAGTTGACTGCGCATCGCATCGGTCGCCGCCTGAACAGAATTTGCTGCGGCTTCCATTCCGGATCGGAGGCCGTCAATTTGGGCGCTGATAACAACGCTGGTTTCAATATCGGCCATTATAGCCTCTCGCTAACAAACTACCTTCGCCGCTGCTTGCGATTGCCCCGATGATTAGTCAGGAATTCCCGCCCGAAGGCGGAGTTCGGCAAAATCGAGGAGTACGGGCGAAAGCCCGGCATCGACCTCTCCGGCGCCGAACCCAGGCCCCAGCTGAGCGAGCAATGAGCTGGAATCCGACCTCGGTCGCTGTCCTCGTCCCATCGACGTTGGCGGCATCCGCACGCTTTTACTTTTGCCGACGCCAAGATAGGCCGCGACCAGCAAGTGCACTGGCGGGTATTGTGCCCAGTAGGATGTCAGCTCTTCGATCTGGAAGAGCGTCATCTCGTCAATTACGGGGTAACTGTATCCGCAGGCGGTCGCGAGGAGACCATAGATTTCTCGCCAGGGCTGACCGTCCCCGAAATCGTGTTCGAAGCTGAGCTGGCGCCCGGACTGCCTGCCCCCGGGCTGGTCCCGGGGGCAGATGCTTCCCCCATAGCGGTTCCGCCTGGCTTCAGCCCGGAGCCGGTCAGGACCGCATTCAGGACGGCACTGGCATTCCCGAGGTCGAGCAAATTTTCGACTTTGTCCGGCGTCGTCTCGGGATAATTGCGCTGCAGCGCCGAGGTGACGATGTCGATGAGCACAGTAATTTGTGCTTCGCCCATCGACGCGCCGATTTCGGTCAGTTGCCTCACCTTGGGCATCAACCGGCGGAGCTGACCCAGGGTAAGTGGCGGCACTATCCAATCCTGGCCGCCCATTGCAACCGCCACGCCGGGGATCATCACTCCACCGTACTCAGATAGCCGATCGTCCCTGAAGCGTCAGCAAAAGCCATGAAATCGAGCTCGCTGATTGTCCAAGTATCGAGCTTAGTCGGTAGAGACAATTTATTTGCCGTGCACGCGTTCAGGCGGAGCGCGGTGCCGCTGCCGTTGTAGGCAGTGTAAAACGTCGCCTTGAAGGTGGGAGTAACACCCATCGGCTGGTTCGCGAGGGTCACCCTGTTGCCGCTTGTTGCGACGTTGTACGTGTACGAGATCAAAATCGCGGCGCTAGCATCGGCGGAGGAGAAAATATACGCACCGGTAGCGAAGTTGACCGAGTATTGGCCGGCGGTCGAAGGCGTGGTCACCCGGTTGAAACGCTTGCCGCTTGCGGCGTAGCTGATCCCGAGATCATCATTGTAGCTGGCCGCATTGGCGGGGATTACGGTGTAGGGCGTCGTCGCCGGAACCGTAGCGGCCTCCAGCTGCGAGACGGCGAATTGCCCCGTAGCCGGCGTCACCCCGAAAAAAATGTCCGAATACAGCAAACCGAGGATCTGCGCGAATTTAGCTTTCCCCGTTATCTTGCTCTGCCCACGGGCTATCGCCACCGGGAACTGGAGCTGGCCGTAGAGCTCTTTGTTGCTCCAGTCGAAATCGATCTGTATGTCTTGCAGCACGCCAAATTGTCGTGGGCCGATGCCCGACCCCATTACATCGGTGCGTTCTCCCCATATCGCGCCGGAGCCGAAGCTTAATTGCATGTCATTTACTCCCCTTCAAGAGCCGCTTCAGCCTCTCCTTGGCGGCGTGGGCGATATTCCAGGCCTGCGTGTCGCGGGCGACCGCCGAGCCCGGGAAATGGTCGGCCCACCAACGTTCAATCAGCAGCTCGATCGAAGGCGGCGCAGCAGCTTGGTTGGTGCCGTGATCTTCCTCGGCCATTGGTCACTCCGTCGAATAAAAACGTATTTAAGGACTACGAGGGGTACCGTCTCAACAGACGCCCGCCTTGATTAACCGCGCTAATGTCAGATGCAGAGTATTTCGACGGGTACGATCGCTATGGCCTGATCCCCGAGTACGCCTTCGTCAGTCTGAACCTTGCCCGCTATATATGCGTGCTGAACCATTTGAGGCAGCCCAAGGTTCTGGATCCCAGTTGTCGGCGACGGTGACAGCGCGGCTTCGAGGGCATCGAGCAGCGGGTTCAAAATCGCAGCTGGCGCCAGATAGGGGTTGCTCGAATGGGCGTACACGTAGAATTCGGCATAGAGGGTCCATACGATTGGGGCACCAAGTTTCTTTATGGCGGCTTGGCCCCCTTTTTCGCTCATGAACAACGCGGGCTGCTCCGCCGGAGCGACGTCCGCCCAATGTCGCAGACGGCGATTTGTACTGGTGAACTGCGCCGCACTTGCGCCGAGCTCCCATAAGGCAGCGTAAATCGTTTCACGAACTATCATCGGTCGATTCCGAACGCCAGGACGCGGCGAACCGCTGCTGCGATGGCTGTCGATAAAACGCGACCTGTCGCCTCTGATCCTGAGGACGAAGAAGCCAAGATTATATTCCCGCCGATCATCATAGCGTTAGCGCCTCGCGCAATGCCGCTTCCACCTCATCGCGGATCGCAGGGTCCATGTCTTCCAGTGCCGAGTGCAAAAAGGAGGGCTCCGGAACCTCTATCCGACTATGGTACGACTGCAGACTGATCGCCTTCCTCGGTATCGGGCGTCGGAAGGCCTTTTTGACATGGCGCAGGCTCGCGCCGACGCCAGCCGCACCGAAGCCATATTCGTGAGCGTGGGTATAATCGCTGCCGCTGGAGACGGTCGCTGCAATCCTGTCGTCGCTTTGATCGATTTGCAGACTGCTGCTGAGCGAGCCCGAGCGGGGAGCGAGGGTTTGATTAGCGAGCTCACCCTCCTGGATCTTGCGCTGAAGTTCGATACCCAGTGTGGTGATCGCACGGGCGAGTCCCGAAGAGACTAGATCGGGAATAGCGCGCAACCAAGCCAGCACTGCGTCGTCGCCGACGAGACGGGCAGTAATCAC